TTATCTAACTAGATAATACTTAAGGTTACGATAAAGGTACTTATAACCCTTATACTTACCTGATGTAATAACTGCAATTACAGTAAACTCTCTATTCTTATCCAGCTTTTTAGTATATGCAATTTTGCCATTACTAACTCTTGAATAAGCATTGCCTTTTACAACTGTGATTTTGTTGTACTTAGATAGGCTCTTATCATCAAGATGTGAGTTAACAATATAGCCTGATTTATTGCCATATTTGACCTGTGACCAACCATTACCTAAGTCCTTAACAAGTTGTACCTTAGCACCCTTCTTGACTGTGGCAACGCTTTTGCTTGTGTTACAAATAACATCAACATATGCTTTCTGTCTTAGTATGCTTTCTTTAGTGACAACACAATGGTTATATTTAAGTTGGTTCTTAAACTTCTTCCAAATTGTTTCATTGTCACCTACCCAGCCAGTCCAACCTGGACAAATCTTACTGCACACGTCATAGTGTCTAACAACACGACTTGCAGGAATGTTATATGTATTCATTAGCTTTCTTGCTAATGCTACTGTATTTGCAAAGGTTTTATCTGAGATTTTACCTTTGGTGCTACACATTTCAATACTAATTGAATTGTAGTTAGTACACTTACCAAATAGATTGTTGTGACCATAATTTACACCAACTGCCCAAGATGTGTTATTAGGTGCTACCACCTCATACACATTATTATCATCAACAAAATAATGTGCTGATGCACCTCTGTTTGTGCTGTAGAAGTAATTAGCATTAGCCTTTGCAGTATCTGTTGAATTGCCTGTGTAGTGGATTACAATGTACTTTCGACCGTTGTTGCCACTTTCATAGTTACACTTTGTATGTAATTTTTTCAGTTTGTATGACATTATTTATCGTCCTTTCCTTTGTTCTGTAATACATCAATAGCCTTATTAATAATAGCCGGTAATGGTAAACCCATAAGACCAGCGTTTTCAACAATTGAGATTAGTTCATTAGCCATAAAGCCTATGATTACGGCATCTCTTATATAACTAGTGCCAATTGCTAAATCAAGCCTATACGCAATTAGCACAAATAATAGGGTCATACCCTTTTTACACAAGCCTTTCCAACCGGCTTTACTTTCCAGTGCACCTGATGATGTTTTCTTGCTATTGTGGAATATACCTGCAACAACAAGACCTGACACATAGTCAATAGCCATAAATAAACATAGTGTTACCAGAGCAGTATCCCAACCACCAAACAACCATGCAAAAAGTCCACCTACTGCACCAATAGCAGTACAAATCCATTCTTTCATTTTATACTTCCTCACTTTCTTCTACTTCTTTAATACAAACATTTTGCCACTTTTTGTATGCGTCAAGATAAAATTCTTTCTTGTCTCCATTGTATGTAATTTCGTAATACATACCATCTGAAACAGTTGTTGACAATAGTGCTTTACAGTTCTGCAAAGTTTTGCAGTACCACACGATGTACACATCATCTTCTGTTAAAGTCTTGTTGTCTGTTACATCTACATGATTATTGTAGTAATCTACAACAATTTTCATAAACTGTTTTTTTAAATCCATCTTAATTCTCCTTTTCCGTATCTGTTGTAACTTCTTCAAAGTCACTGTTTGAGTTCTCTGTATCTTCGTTAGTTGTTTCAGTTTCTTCAACTGTGTACCAACTGTCGATAGTCAGCATATCTTCATCTATCAAGACTGACTTACTATACCAGCTTAGTGCGTATGCTCTGACTTGGTACTCATCAAGTCTGTTCTTCATTGTTTCTAAAGTCTTAAAAACAAAATCATGTAAGCTAAACATTATTACATCACCTCACTTTCGTGTGCAACAAGAGCCGTTGCTAACTCATTAAACTTGTTGTCAATGTAATTCTTTGTATCAGCAATATAAGTTAGCTGACTGTCGCAGTCTGATACAACAGTTGTGCTTGGATAATACATATGTAAATTCAAAAATCCATTAATTTGTTCATTAGTTAAATTTATAACTGTCGGTGTTTGCTTTACCCCAACTAAAACAATACCGTTATTTTCATCAGCACAATTCTTTAGTGTTGCTTTTGTATCGTTAAGTGATAAACCTAAGTCAACATACAATGTATTTGTTCTTATATCAAAACAAGGATATTTTTCTGTACCGGCAAAAGCAAAGAATTGAAGTACATTACAAAGTGGTGCATATTTAACAGAACTATTAGCCCATTGCGTTGAATTTGATAATGTTAATGTACATCTATGGGTGTTTGTGCCACTTGGATTTTCTTTCAGATTATCAAAATCACTACTCAGCAAAACTAACTGCTGTAATTTTTCTGTGATAAAGCCTGTGCCGTCACTATTAATTGTCAACACATCACAAGTATTGTCTACACCTCTTAATATATAGTTTAATTGCAAGTTTTGAGAACTTTTTTTATTACTAAATGTAATACTTGGATTTTCAACACTATTAATATCAACAGGATTTGTTGGTGATGGTACTGCACTTTGTGTAGATTTACCGTACAAAGTTAAACCAACAATATTACAATCACTACTGTCATTAAGCACAACGCTAGTTGACTTGTCTGTTGTAACTTTAATTTGCGAATTAGACATAGTATTACAAATATAAGGCTGTAATTGATTTGCTAACTCTAATGTACTTCTTTCGATATTGTAGGATAGAGGCATATTATCTTTATATTTAGCTTTGCATAAGCAAGGGTGTAAGACTACATCAATATAGTTAAGAAGTGTACCAGTTTGGACTGACAGTACAATTTCACTCAGATTTTCGTTGCTTACCGTAAATGACTTTTCAGAATAGTAAGTTTCTTTTTTATCTTTGTCAATTAATGTGATTTGGCTATAACAGTTGCTTTGTCTATTAGTAGTCTTACCGCTAGTGATGTAATACTCTCCATCATCTAATGATATTGCTTTGACTAACAAGCTTACATATTGTTTTGTTGGTGTACCTGTGATATGATACCCTCCATCATCTGTTGCCGTTGCAGTTAATCCGTTGGCAGTTATACCATTTAAAATAGACCAATCAAAAAGATTATAACTTTGCACTAGATTTGCTTTGCTTTTGTCTAGTTGGGCAATATTCGTAGCATTCTTCTTTACTGCTGTATCATTGCTTGTCTTGTATGCATTAAAGTCTGTATTATCAACTTTATCTACTTTCAATACAACAATATCAGCTTTGTTCTGTGCAATGTCTGCACGTGGTTGTTCTGACTTTGTTTCAACAAAATCCCACACACCTTTTACGCTAGGATAAGCAGTTGTGCTAGGGTGTGTAATCACATCAACCTTATTAGATAGGCTTTCCTTGCCATTTACATTCGTATTAGTTGTTGCAATTTCTCGTTGTGCTGTTTCTTTGACAATCTGTAAATTGTCAGCAACCTGATTAATATTAGCGTTTAAAGTTTGTACATCTGTTTTGTGCTGAGCTTCAATACTTGTTGCTCTGTTCTCCCAATCAGACTTATCTGCATTTACTTGTTTCTTCAGCGACTTAATAGCACTTGCTAATAGTTCATTTACATTGATGAAGTTATCATCATTTGAGTAAACAATACTAACACCGTCAGGTACTGCACCACTTACAATTTGAACATTTCCAACTGTGTTATCAATATAAATTGTCTTTAGTGAGGTACATCCACTAAAAGCACCATTATTAATTTTTGTAACATTATCTGCAACAAATGCTGTTACAATATCTGTCTGATTTGTCGCAAAACTTCCTGCACCTAATGCTTCCGTTGATGTTGTGTTCTTTAGCACACCATCAGAAGTGAAGGTTGCAGAGTAGCTAAAGACTATGCCTTTGTTTGCTTTTTCAATACCGTCATCCATCTGATTCAAACTTACCGATAAAATTGGTGTGTTTGATGATGGGCTATCTTCCCAACCTACTTTTTTATAGCTCATTATAATTCTCCTTTCGCCTCTAATGTATCTGTCAAGGCTTGAATACCACTAAGGGTTCTTGACAGGATTACACTGCTAACTACTGTCATTTTCTGTTTACCGTTTTCGTATAATGGAGCACCGTTTACATCAGTTTCATACACATTAAACTGTACATTGTCCCCAACCTGTACCCAAGGTCTGCCATCTGTTGTGGCAGTAAATGGGGTGTAACTACAGTTATAGAACCTTTTTGTAATGTCACTAGGGTCACCTTTATTATTCTTGTAATTGTACAAGTCATTAAGTATATGCCAATTAGATGTATTCATATCTTCATTCTGCCAGCAAATTACATTTTTCGTTAAGTCATATACTTTTGTTTCATTGTCCGGTATTTCCGTATTGCCCGGTCTAAATGTAGTTTCTTTTTCGGTTGTCTTTCCGTCAAGATTTCCACCATACTTCCATTTAAAATCAGTATAGCCCTTTACTATGTAATCCTCATAGCTTAAATCCTCATAAAAGTCATATACTTCAGGTGAGTCTGTAGGTGATATATAAACCAACCCAAAATTGCCTTTTACAGTATCGCCTTTCTTCTCTAATGCATCAGAAAAAGGAGATATAAAACCAAATACACCTATCATTTCACAACAATCCCTTAGTACGCTACCGGATGTTACTAGATTGTTCTTATCCAATAACCAATGACCATTCCTAGTTTTAAAATTATATATTTTGTAATTAACTCCATTGGTACTAAAAGTGTTTGTTAAAATACCTGATGTTTCACTTACTGATGGATGATAAGTTAAGTTAATAAAGTCAGACATTACAGTTCCTAGTGGTCTGAATGTAGCATTCTGCCATTCCTCGAATAAACTTTTTGTTCCATCCTTTTGGTTCAGCTTTGCCATATAGTCATATGCAGTAAGTTTATAAATGTGTTTATCATCTCCATCACGCTGAAATTTATCAACATAGCCACAGAACAAATCCCATGTTCTTTCTTGTACTTGCCTACCGGGATAGATTTTAGCTGATGGGTACAGAGTACTTGACGGATAGATATAGTCACCTAGATAACTTTGAGTTAGTCTAACATATATCCATTTGCCTTTTAATTTATTACTGAAAATTCTATCCTCAGTATCACAAACTGAAATATTGAACTCAGAGGCTATGCAACCCCCAAACTTCAATGTACTTTCACTGCATATTGACTGTTTGAGGGTCATACTTTCTTCAACAATATTATCCATTGTGATTGTTGCTATATCTGAGTTATTAGGAAAAAGAATTTCAACTGTATTTTCCACAAGGTCATTAATAATATGGTCCTTGATTTTGCTATCTACTGTAATCATTACATCACCTCAATACTCAATAAAGGTAAGTTCAAGAGCCTTGTACTCTATATCTGTACCCTTAATAACTTTTGTTGTGTATGTAATATCAGGCATATAACAAACCATCTTACGATACTTCATTAATTCTTCATCCCAATACATTACATATAGCTTTCTTTGTTGCTTGTGAATAAAAGCATTGTTAAGTGTTTTCCTGATTGACTTTAGTTGTTTTAGGTGGAGTGGTATTGTCTGAAACACTATTTTAGACTTATAGTTTGGTGAGGTAACTCTATGTAACTTATTCTTGGTATCTCTGTAAGCTTTTAGTTCAGTTCTTTGTAGTGGTGTTGATTGATATGATTCCTTAGCCATCAGGTCGTGTGGGAATGGTGTATAATCGACTTCACTTGCGTTTACTGCTTTACCAATATAAATTAGAGTACCGTTAAATTTATCAAAATCGAAATTAGCCATAAAATCACCTACCTATGCAAATGCAGACTTGCCGAACCTTTTACGGTAGTCACTGTCCTTATTAACCATTCCTTTGAATATAACTTCACCATCAAGATTAATGGTAAGGTTAATATCCTTATCATTACCACCAAAGTTACCCTCAGCCATAGCCTCTAAAAATGCTTGTTTCATTGTTGATAATGGGGAAACAACTTCTGTTTCTCTTTTGTTATCGCCGAGCATTGCTAAAAATTCACCGTGAGATGCCGGAACAACAGTTCCGGTAGCTAACTTAGGAATTTCCCAATCAAAGTCCATAACCGGAAACTCTTTCTTTAAACTATCTTCGGCAGTTTGATACCATTCGTCACCTAAGAAAAGACTGCCAAGCCAAGTAACCATTTCAATTATTAGTCTAAATAAACTTAACACTAAATTAGGAATAACATTAACTATTAGTTTAAGTGCTAAATTGAGAATAGATATAAAAAGATTTGCTATTGCCTTTACAAGTTCTACAACTGCTTTTTCAATTTTACTGTTATTCTTATTATGACTAAAACCATCAGCCATTTCTTGCGTAAGGTCATCTAAGAGGTCGCCAATTCCATCAACTAGTGTTGAACAGGCATTAACAAGTAGAGTAAAAGCATTAACAACTATTTCAGCCCAATCTACATTATCAAAAGATTTCTTAATACTAGCAGTTATACTTTTACTTGTTTTTCTATCTGTAAACACTTTATTCAAAGACTTTAAAAGTTCATTAACGATAGTTCCTGCTACCGACAATAACTTAGCTGCTAGGTCTCCACCCTTTTTTACAGCAGTTCTTACTGTTTTTAGTAGATTATTGCCGAATTCTTCCCAATTGATGTTGTCGGTAAAAGATTTGAGTGCAGTAATTGCACCACCTAAAAAGCCCCAAAAAGCATTAGATATGGAAGTTATAAATTTGTGTCCCTCTCCTTTGTCTCCAAAAAAAGAATTAAATGTTGAGGCTAGTGACTCTCCTACTTTCTCCCAATTAATTTCAAGCTGAAAGCCATTTGCAAAATCAAAAACACCTTTTAGAAGAGTAAAGAAAAGTTTTGAAATGTTTTTCCAATTGATTTTGTTTAGCATATCTTTCAATGCTTGTGCAGTTTTTGAACCTAACTCAGTAAAATCAGGGTCACCAACAATAGTCAGAGCTGTAGTAAAAACACCATTAATCATAGAAGATACGGCATCAATAACTAACTGTACATCAAGAGTATTAAACAATTCTGTTAAAGCATTTCTAATACTTTCGCCCAAAGCAATCCAATCAAATTCTTTTGCAAAACCAAGTGCAAATTCAAAAATACCATTGATACTTTCACCAAGTAGTTTGGCTATTTCAATAAAGTTTATAGACTTAATTGCACCATTAAGAAAACTAGCAATACTTTTCCCTAACTTTTTCCACTTTATCTTTTTAATGAGTGTGTATAGAAAGTCTATGGCTGTCATCAAACCATTACCTAGTGTAGTACCAAGCAAAAACCAATCAATCTCTTCTATTGCACCATTAATGAAATCAGCAATATTACTAGCAATATTCTTAGCTTTTTGTCTTATGCTTTTCCAATCGATACTTGACAACACCGAATTCAATTTTTTTGATAGTATCTTCGCAACTGCTCCATAATTGCCTTTACTAATTGCCTTTTTTAGTTGGTTAGCAAAGTTACTAAAAGGTGTTGCAACAGTTTTGAACTGCCTCCCATTAGAAGCATTACTGTCTTTGGCGTTATTTGAAGAACTAGACTGTTCCATAACATTAAGTTGGTCGTAAGAGGCTAAATTCTTTTGATTTTCTTTTGTGGCCTTTGTGTTAGCTTTAGTACTTTTAGTAGTTGTGTCAAGGCTCTTGGCATAATTCTGTTGAACCTTTACTGCCTTTACATATGAGGGTTGACCGGTTAAGGCACTAAAAAATTCTGCCACCTTGTTAGTAGCTTTACTTAAAGTATCCATTAACCCGGTTAGTATAGGGGTAACAACTGTTAAGATAGGCAAAAAAGCAGAAGCAATACTGTTTTTCATATAAGTAAACGAAGTCAACAATGCTGATAATTGTTTATTCACTGCAGGACTTTCTTTAGCCATTTCTCCTAAACTATCCTTTAAAGCCTCAACACCACCTTGGATAACCTTATAAAGTAACATTCCACCAATAGCTTGTTTGATTCTATTTAAAGCCTTAGCAAAGCCACCCATTTGGCTACTGGTCTTTTTAGTATGAGAAAATAAGTTTTTAAGATGACTACCAATTTTTTTAATACCACTAACAACGGTATTACTAAAAACAGTTTTCATCTTTTTACCAAGTTTTTTTATAGCAGTAGTAAATTTCTTTAAAATATCAGTATTAATATTTGTCTGCTTTGAAGTAGTTTTTTCTTTACTTTCAGTTTCACCTAATCTAGCTTTATAAGTATTCAGTTGTTCATTAAGCCTTGTTAATTTCTCTTGTTTTTCCTTATATTCAGCCGTATCTTTACCGGTAGTTGAATTCTCGGCACTTCTAACGCTTTTCAGCTTGGCCTCATATTCTTTCAGCTTATTTTCTGTTTCAGTAATTTGTTGCTGGACTTTGTTCCACTCTTTGTCATTACTCAATATACTGTCAAGATGTTCTGTGCCTAACCCCAGGTCTGTTAAATCTTTCTGCTTAGAATTGCCTATTTCATCAGCTTTGTTATAAAGGGACTTTAACTGTTCTTTAGCTTTTGTAATATCTTTTTCGATACTTGCTGATATATTAGTTTTAATAGGTGTATTAGCCATTTCCCTTAGACTATCTTCTAAAGATTTAATCTCTCTTGTGGTCTGAGCAATCTTATTTTTTAAATCAATAGCCTTTGAGGACATATTCTTTGTGCCTTTGTTAAAACCGTCTGCATCAATTTTAGTGTCAAAAATGATACTACCATCTGTAGCCATATAACCCCTCCTTCCTAAAATTGGGTATAAAAAATGCGTACACCACTTGATGTACGCATAAGAAAAGCCACCCCATTACAGAGTGGCTAATTTTTATTTAAGTTTGCTTGAATCAGTATTGTAGATAATTTCTTTTACATCTATTTCAGACCTATCAACTTTACAAAGTTTTTTCCATTCCTTTTCTGTACCTTGATAGTAGATTTTCTCCATATTATGAAAGTAGTCCCAAAAGTAGTCGTCAACACTTTTTACAGTCTTTGGAATATACAAGTATTTAATACCACAACTATTAAACATATTAGCTTCCAAATGCTTAGTACCATTAGGAAGTATCACACTTTCTACTGAATCAAATATAAATACAGCGTCACTAAAAGATGTAACTTTTCTCTTTTTACCATCAATAGTATATGTACTACTAATTTTTATTTTATCATCATTACCTTTATATTCTTTGATTATAATTTCATTACCATCTATATAATAATTGAAATCATTAATACTAGTAGTTTTATTCGCCCATACAGAATGGTTTTCACTAATACTAGAATCAGTTAAGCCATCATCTGATGAATCAACTTGTTTATTCCCATTTACTATACTACTAATAAGACTTAACGCAAATACAACAACAATGAGCCAAAACCACCATCTTTCATAGAATGGTTTTTTCTTTACCTTTGGTCTAAGCGTTGCATTATTATAATAGGTCTGTTGTCTAGGTTGACTATCTGTTTTATTAACATAAATTGTTTGATTTATAACTGTTTTTTCAGTTTCTTTTCTGCCAATGTAACTACCACAATAACTACATAGTTCTGCATCATCTCTGTTATCGGCACCACAAAATGGACACTTCACTTGTACATTACCCCTTACTTATTAAGTATATACATTATAATATAACAAATTTATCCAAGTGTCAACAACATTTTTGTGCATATCAAATAATATTATTAATGAAATCTAGTTCTTGTTGTTCATCTTGTGAAGTAGCTTTTCTCTTTAGGTCTATTAACTCTTTGTGGGAACTGTAAAATTCTCTCTCCCACTTTTCAAGTTTCTTTCCTTTAGACTTCTTACCTCTAATGTTCATTACCTGTGAAAACAAGCCATCTCCAATTTCATTAAATAGACCTAGAAAAGTCCACCAATGAAGGTACTTAACTTCTCTTGTTTCGTAACCGGCTACTTTATTAATAGCCGGAAAGATTATACTTTCATCTTGTTCCCAATCAAGTATTTTTCTTTGATTTTGAGATTTTGGAGTATCTCCACCATCAAGGAACCACATTGCTTTTTTAATAGCTTGTTCTGTATTAGCCGGTACTTCTTTATACAAACACTTTAGACATACTAAAGCCTTACAATATTGGTCTAGTTCAGGGTCATTGAATGCTTGAAATATTAACAATGCAACACGGAAATCTGAATTAATTTCATATGTTGCATTGTCAATTTTCAGGCTTTTAGGAAGTTCACCAATCATTTTACTTTAGATGTGTACTTGCTAACTTTTCTTTCAATTTTCTTCTGTTCTGTAGAAATATCTTCTTTGATGATTGGGAGTACTGCCTCTAGGAAGTTTTCAAAAATGGGCTTACCACCGGCAATGCTAATACAATTAGTATTACCAAATATAATATCAGAAACATCACCATCAAAGACATAATTAATCTGTTTTCTTACTTCATTATCTAAATAGGAAAGTGTTTCTATTGCATTTTCAGCAGTAGTACTATTACACTTATCGGCTATCTTCTGTAGCTCCTTTTCTGCTTTATTCATTCTAGTGATAACATTCATATCGCTTGTGTTAATACGCAAAATTCTACTTTCATCACCGTTAATAGAATATTCTTTATATCCAACATCAAAACCTAAATTGTTCATTAGACTTCTCCTTATACTGCTGTAAATGTTGGTACTTTGTTAGTAATAGCAACAGTACCTTTCTGACGATTACCTTCAAGTGAAACATTGTAAGGAATATTTACACCACTATTGTTACCACCTGCACCACCGTAAGACTGTGGCTTTACAAAACAATCTTCTACCCAAGCACTAGCACCTGTAACTGCACCTGATGCATCAATAGTAGCATTGTTATCAATAAGCACTTCAAGAATTTTTGTTCTGCAATTTTCTCCTGTAAGTCTATTCATAGCAATGTCTTTTAGCTTGTCAAAGATTTCATCTTCTGTGTTTGCATAGTATGTTTCTACACCTAGAGTTGGTGCGTAACCATTATCAATAGTTTGGTCAAGAATATTCTTTGAGTCTGCCTCCGGATTTAGCTCCATTGATAGTTCCTCAATATCTCTACCGATTAGAAACCAACTAGGTGTCTGACTACCAAAACTAGCGTCAATGTAGTGCATTAAGTAACTTCTTTTTAGCTTACCTGAATACTTGCCGGGTGTACCACTTACTGCTTTTGTTTCTGCCATAATATTACCTTCTTTCATTAAAAATCAATTTTGTATTGTGATATAATCTGCAACTGATATACCACACCGTTATTCATATTGCCATTTGGTATTTCGTAAATCATACCATTTGAACAAGTTAACTTTGTTAGAATGCCTATATACTCATTGTCACCCACCTTGACAGTAACTTCTTGATTATCTGCAAAATGTTCAAGGTACATTTGAAGTGAGAGTAAAGCACCTGTATTTACCATTCTGTCATAGTCATTAACGGACTGATACACTGCATATAGAATAAAGTTATGTTGTCTTGTCTGATTACCTAAAATATCTTCTTTTAGCAATGTATCACCTGTTGAAGATAGTCCGTAACTATCAATTGTATCATCTGTAAAGTCAATAGAGATTTCATTACACACTTCATTAATTTGTGGAAAACTCTGCAAAGCTGACTTTACTACTTCAATTATGTTCATTTCACATTACCACCTAAAATTTTTGCAGTACCGTTAAGGATAACATCTTCCTTATCCTTTTTCATTCGTTCAAACCACATTTTACCGGCTAGAGGGTGCTTAGCAGTTGAATACTTTAATTCTCTACCGGTAGGGTATTTCTTTGGTGGACTGTAAAAGCCTACCAATTCACCATTCTTGTATAGTGGAATATTAGGACCATAAACAACACCATAGTATAAATACCTTGCATAAGGTCCTAACTGTACAACCTTACCACTACCTATAACTGTACCTACTGTGGCAGACTTAAACAGAAAGCCTGTATCCATAGGTGTGTATGGTATCATCTGCCTTATAACTTCATTGTCTACAAACCTTTGTGCCTTTTGAAATTCTTTTTCAGTTAAAGAACCAAAGTCACTACGCCATTTAAAATTTAAACTTCCGTTAGGTGTGTTAATTGTGTTATCTTGTGGCTGACTAATAATCATACATTCACCTACTTTCCACTAATCTTGATGTGTTGTAACCTTTTAGCACCATAGTCCTTGATGTCTATTGTCATAATAGTGTTGTAACTAAAAGACTTGTTAAACTCTTTCATACTTTCCGATACTGTCTTTGGGTCGGTATTATTAAATTCAAAGTCACAATAACCTTTTACAATAAGGTCTTGTGAAGGTTTCTTAGGCACAATCTTCATTCCTGGGAAAACATCATTAGCCGGTAACAAGCTACTGCTAGGAGTAATTACAAGGCTATCAAGTGGTATATATACAGTTACACTGTCAGCATGCTGTAAACCACTTTTCATAACATTACTCGCCTTGTTCTCTTGCCAATGACAATGGGGTACATAAAACTTACTGTACCCCACCCCATTAAAATGATATATTGTACATTTAAAATTAGTAATCACTTTACACCTCTGTACAGTAAACCTGTACCACTTAGCCACATATAAATTACAGACTTAATTTTCTTTGACAAAACCTGTCTTTGGCTTTCTGTACTTTCATATGTAACTGACATATCACCTGTCTTGTCAGAGGTTACATAGTTACTACTATTTTGTTCTGCATGATAAAGCAGTTCAGCCACTTCACAACAACACATTTTTACTTGTTCAGGTATATCGCCCTCATCAATGTTGTCACAAGTATAGTGCCTAATATAGTTAGTTGCTTTACGGAAATAAACATAAGGGTTAGCAGTATTAATGACTGCACCTTGATATTTATTTTTATAAAAATCCATATTTGCATAAATCATCATACTGCTTTACCTCTTATTCAGATACTGACTTTACTTCATTTTCTACTGACTGAGTAGCTGTGTTCTGTGTTGCTGTGTGACAGTAGATACCTGCTACTTTGTTCTGATACACCCTAGCAATACCAACATTACGATAACCAAAAGTCCATGCGTCTGCATCAGGATTTGCGTTAGGGTCAATAATCTTAGGTACTTTGTGCTTGGTGTACTGGATTACTGCTGACTTATGGATAATCTCAAAGTTAATGTCAACAGATTTTGCTGACTTAGCATAACCACCTTTTTCCTGACCACTGGTCTTACCGTCATTTAGTGTAATGTTAGTCATAAATCTTGATGATGGTACAGGAACAATCTTAGAAAATCTTTCAAGCACTTTTCTTGACTTTGTTGTATCCATATCATCAATTACACCGTAAAGGTCTGAACGGATGTACAGAATTCTGTTATCTGTAGGTACTTCGTCATCATCCATCTTTGCAGTAGCAGTACGAAGAGCCTTAATAATACTGTCACCTGTAGAAAGGCTACCATATGCAGAAGAAATGCCCTTGATACCTGAGTATGTAGAAAATCTAAATGCATCAAGTTCAGGTACTTCCTTAGTACGGATAAACTCACCTGCAAGTCTGCCAAATGCAATACCGGCAGTTTCAATATTATCCATACTATCAACGGTAAACTTTCTGCCTCTATCGTAGTTACAAGCTACTGTCTGATTCTTAATAGTTACATCACCGTTAATATAACCACTGTTACGGTCATAGTTAGCAAGACCGTCCATTTCAATCACTGGAATAATCAGTTCGTTAGCATTAGCACCGGCTTGTGCAAGTTCTGACGCACCGTCTAAATCAGAAGTAAGTGCAGCATTTTTATACACTTCATCAAGAAGTGGCACATATGATTTTGCTAATTCAATAGTATTTGCCATAAAATAAAACCTCTTTTCTTAATTATTTATCTTCTTTTGGTTCACCTAAACCCATAGCAGACCTAATGGCTGACATTGAGTCAGGTTTAATATTTGTGTTACCGGTATTCTTTACCGGATTTTTGAAAGGCTCATCTGACTTGAACATATAGTCATTTTCTGTCTTTACATCCTTGATAGCCTTTTCAATATCTTCTGCTTGATTTTTTGATGTTTTAAGGTTGTCAAGGTCAAGCAAAGCCTTAACAGCTTTACTGTTCTTTGCACCACTTTTTGATAAAGCCGTATCAAGTACAGAAGTAAACTCCATATCTGCAATTTTATCCTTGTACTCTTTGTCCTTGTTTGCAAGTTCTGTGTTAAGACTATCAATTTTACCTTGTAAGTCTTTGACATCAACCCCATCAAATTCTTTTAGTGCATCTTGTGCAGTCTCTAGCTGGTCCTTTAGGCTATCTCTTTCCACAATTAGTGGTTGTTTAGCCTTTTCTAAATCCTGGTTGTACTGATTCAGAACTTTATCAATATTATCCTTATCAAGTCCTAAATCTTCTAAAAATTTTCTTTGCATAATAGCTCCTTTCGATACGCTTTTTAACGAGGTAGCACCTCTTTCTATCCTTAGTTTTACGACTTAGGAACGGTCTATATTTTGATTTTGGGTATAAAAAAAGCACCTTACAAACTGTAAAGTGCTTAAGTAGCAGTATTTTGTCACGAAACATAAAAAGTATAAAAACTAATAGTCTAGACAATCGTTATTCATCATCATAATCAACAATCATTTTATGCCTTCCTGTTTTTTTATAATACTCATCATCAAGTTTTCTTACTTCATCTTTAATGTATTCCGGGGCATCTTTATTTAGCCGTCTATGACAAGTATTATCCAAATGAGACCATTTTATATACTTATTAAATATCTCAGTCATAATTATTTATCCCCCTTAATGATATTTGCAACTTGCTTAGATGTGTATTTTGCCTTCTTATTCATACTTTCTGCAATACATTCAGATATAAATTCATTTATATCTTGCATAGCATATTTTGATACGGTATATTTACCTTTAAATTTATTGTTATCATATTCAGGTAATGAACGCATTATATCCTGTATTGCTTTTAATTTTTCATTCCACAATGGGTCATTCAGTTTATGCTCAAGCTGAATTGCATGACCTATTTCGTGCCTTATAGCGTGTAAATAATGTGCAGTTGACCATTCACCGGACTTGTTCATTTTCTTTGCTTTTTTAGTGTGTTCTGATACAAAACTTTTCTTATTAGCAAATCTTAACACTAATTCTCTTGAATTATCATTGTATGAGCCATATGTACTCAAATTACTATCTCTAAGAACACCAACAGAAGATATGGTAGATATGTTTCCAAACTTCTGTTGCATATTCTCATATTCAGTATTAAAGATTTTCTTAACATCTTTAGTTACACCTTTTTCAAATTCTATTATACCACTATCGTTACTTTTTTCAATATTTGATTTACTGTTTTGTATAGTTTTTTCAAAGTTGGTGTTGTCACCGGAATCAGAAAGTTTATGTACACCATTTTCAATAGTCTTTGTACCGTTACTCTTAGCCACCTTATTACTTTTATCTAGCTTAGCACCTATGTTTCCCAGTCCGTCAATATTTATTCTTTGTCTTTGTTGTGGTAGGTTCATAGCCTTTGAAAGTCTTGCATATTCGTCTGAGGTTTTGTTGTACCGTGCATTGGCTGCCATTAGGTCATCTTCACCGGCACCACCCTCTGTAAGCAGTTTTATTTCTTGTCTTTCTGCTCTCATTATGGTTTCTAGTTTTCTTTGTCTTTGCAGAGCCTCATACTTTGTGTAGCTTTTACCTCTGAACTCTCTTTTCTCATTATCTTCTTGGTTCATTCGGTTTAGTTCTTCATCTGTATAAGTCCTTTCCGATACACCCTTAATAAATGGATAATAGTTGTGATAACAGTTAGCACCACAAAGCCCTGTTACTGTACCCAGTCCACAAACTGAAACTAATTCTTCCTTGCTATACACTCTACCTTGCCAAGGTTGGTGGGTAGGTCTTGCACCACTATGATAAGTAGTTTCAAAATAGTTTGTTTCAAGTTTTTCTGCATTACTCTCATTGATATTTGCCACTACCTGATTATAACCTGTAAGGACTGCTCTCCTTACTGCTACCGATACTCTACTGCTGTAACCACTATCATAGTCAATGTACCTTAGTCCTGAGTTAGTCATTTCTTTCACTGTATTTCTCAGTACAGTATTGTAATCAAATGCACCTGTTGCAATCTGAGTTATTGCCTTGTCAAGAGTGCTTTGGTAGTAGTCTGTAAGTGGTGTATATGTTAGCTTAGTTGAGTTAGGCTCTCTAAGTGCAAAGCCTAAAGAACCGGTAATGTTCTTTAGCTCTCCTTTAGTCTGAGTTATCATTGATGTAACAAGTTGTTGAAGTTGTAAGTTATCTTCATATGGTATGAAACTTTTACCTACTGTTTCATAAAGGCTTATATCTCTTGCATAACCACTTCTTATAGCATTAGAAAACACCTTGTCTATCTGTTCATCAGATAGGTTCAAGGTGTTCTTGATATAACTCTTTATTTCTTCTTTACTTTTTCCCAATTCATAAAGTCTGTTAATTTGCCAATCTGCTGACCTTGTAATCTCCTTATTATTAGCCTGTAACCGTCTAATAATGTCAAGCATAATAGTTTGTTCCAGGTCATTAAAAAGGCTCACAATAGGCTGAGGAACAGACTCTATATCCTTCTCAGTAATTTGCATTAATCTTTACCTATAAAAGCCAGTACAATAACTGTAACACAAATAATTGTTGTAATAATAATTGAATTACTCATTCTATCACCTCAGCTTTTTGTGGTAGGTTCTGTAAAGCTGTGTCAATGTCTTCACCCATCCACTTTGCTCTGTATTCCTCAGGTCTTAAGATACCTAGATTAAGGTCCTGTATATCGTGATTTCTTTCTGTTTCTTCATCTGTCTTAATGCTATCCTTAAAATCACAAACAAACTTGTAACCACTTGTAGTCATTGAATTATAAAAAGCTAAAGCATACACAAGGTCCTCCATACAGTCCTTTAAATTCTCCTGAATTGCATTGACTGTGTTATACTTTCTGTCTTTAGCCGACTTAATTTCCGTTGCAGTTTTTGCAACTGTTGCCGGATCGGACAAGTCACCATAAGCAAGACCAACAGAAAACTCAATTTCTCTTTTGTATGCCTCTAGTCCGGCTTTAATATCAACTTGTCTGATTGTCGGCGAATAGTCCTGTAAAATACCCTCATTATCATCAAGGTCAACACTACGATATAACCTTTTATTTAACTTTGCTACTCTATTACCTTTTAGTGCTGATTCATCAATATGTATAGCTCTTTCTCCACTTTCAAACTCCCAATCAAGCCTACCGAACTGAATATCTGCTTTCTGAATAATGGGAAGTGCTGAGTCAAATACAGAAATAGGAGTCATAGAGCCGTCAATATCATTGTCAATAGGGTTACGATAATAGCCGAAAGCAGTTTTATTCATTGTGGGATATGTGATACTTTCTTCTAGGTCTGTCCATTCTTCAATACTGCTTAATGGTATCTTATTGCCTAATGTGCTTTCACTGTCAGACACATAGGCAGAATTAGTAATTGTCAGTCCCTTGTCTTTATCTAGGTCGTGATATTCAAGTCTTGTATAGAACTTGTTACCTAGCTTTTTAAATTCAGGAAATATAACTTTAATCAGTCTTCCGTCAGTATCGTATTCAACAGGTATAAAGGCATTGGCAGAAACAAACTGAACTTTACTGCCACCTAAAGGCTTTATAATCATAGCACCGGTGGCTAAACCTCTTTGAAAGTGTGTGTTAATGTTTCTAATTGCTTTCTTGTATATTTCATCAAGTGGCTTGTAACTGACACTTGAAGTCATTTCAGACAAAGAAACATTGCTAAATTCTCTTACAATGGACTTTTCAAGTCTTAAACTGACAACATGATATTCATCAAGCCACAAGGCTCTGCCTGAATAACTGTTCTGCCACACATCAATAGACTTTAACATTTCATCAGTTAAAGCAATATCAATATTAAGTGCATTCTTAATACTTCTTAGCTTTGTTGGAAACACTCTGCTCCACACTCCTTTCAAAAAATTTATAAGTCCCATTTTATCCCACCTTTATAAACCTTTTCATATTTCTTTCAAAGGTGTACTCAAAACCGTCAAGACTATCAATATCGGTAGAACCGTCATCAAGCCTTTCATCATTTAACTTCTTATCATTCCATACTGCCTCACACAAGGCTCTTTTCAAGCTATCACAACTATCTGTAATAAAGAACCTATCTGCTCCCATAAGTCGCAAAGCACATTGAATACGGTCTTGTATAGGCTTTTTTCTCGCTGGTCTAACAATAACATTAGGAAATTTCTTTTCAAAGGCTCTTTTTATACCTCTACCTAAAACAGTTTCGGCATTATCCCAATAAACATAATCAACTTTTCCTACCATATCAAAAACAGACTGTGCAAATTCTATAGCCAGTCTGTCTAAATCGTTACTATCATATTCTCCAAAGTGCCTTATACTTCTAATTGCCACCAGCTCACTGTAATTATCAGTTGTACCGGTAGCAACAAACGCATGACCTGACTTATTACCACCAAAGTCAATACCAATAGTTACTTCTTGTAAAGAGCCTTTAAGTATCTGTTTGTATGGTAAATCAGGATCAATCCTATCAACTAATTTACAGTAATACGCTTTTGGATTGTCGGCAAATTTACGGTAAATAGCACCTTCGGCACGAACCCACTTGCCTAAAATCAATCTATCATAATAGATAGTACCCTCATACTCATTACACAAGTTTTGTACAAATTCTTTAGACAAAAAGGAATTATCAAAGATAGTATATTCTTGCAAGTAAATATCTGCATCACTGTCAATAAACTGCTTTAACCAATGAGTAGGGTGTTCAGGGTTTAAACTACCGTCAAAGCAAGAATAAGGCTTATCAAGTCTTGACTTTAGCATAGCAAATACATCTTCATTCCACTTTGCTACTTCATCACCATAAATATATTTAGCCGAGGCACCTTGGATTTTTGCAACCTGACTAACCTTTTCAGCACCTAAACAATAAACATCTTCACCACAGATTTTAGCAATGTTGCGACTGTTGATTGTTCCTACAACATCAGAGGTATATCGTTCTCTCATTGGCTGAAGTACATTTCTCTCAATAGTTTCTTTAGATACACCGATAATAAAGCAAAGTCCGTCTTTGCCTATTCTCTCCCTAATTCTCATAGGTACAATAAAAGTAACATCAACAAAACTTTTACCGGAACGAACTGCACCACTTTTTATGTTCCATCTATGGGTAGCATTTACAATATATTCTTTTTGCTTATTTGTGTAACCCATTCTTTGTACTCCTTAGTGCATCATCTTTAATCTCTTTCAAAATATTATCCAGCTTATTAAGTGCCGTTGTGTCTGTTTCTTCTTTCTGCTTATCTCTCCACTTATCAGGTCGTCTATTTTTAAGCCAAAAGATTTGAGCCGTTGTGTTACCTTCCAGTGCTGATGAAAGCAAAGCGTTCTCAACTTCATAGTCAACAACTTCTTTACCCTTTTTTAAGGCTTGTAAAATCGGTAAATGGTTTGTTTTATAGTTATATAAAGTCTTAACTGAAATACCCATATTCTTTGCTATCTGTTCATCAGTTAAACCATCTCTAGCCCAACCCTCCAGCAATAATAAATTTTCCTTTAGTAACCACTTTTGATATTTTCCCTTTGCCACCGTCACCACCTCTCTTTATTAAATTAAAATGCAAAAGAAAAAGGCTAAGCAGCGCTTAACCTTTGGGAAGTATAGTATGAGATTATCTAATATTTATTCTTCTATTTCTAAGTGTTCTTACCTTGACATTTTTAACATTTTCGTTCTTTTTCTTGTTGTCTAATATTTCGTATAAACATTTTAATTTGTATTCATAGTACTTTTCTCTGTATTTGCGTTGATTATGTACAACTACTAGTAAAGCAGATATTACAATAAAAAACACAATAGTTTCTACTAATCCTTCATTGTTTTCAATCCAAAAAGATGAAATCATTTTAATATTTCCAGAACCTGAAATAAAAGCCAACATAATAGCTAATGATGCAATAAAAAATTGTCCAACAAAATATCCCCAATTAATTATATAGTCAAAAAAGTTAATTGGAGATAATTCGATTTTTGTTATCTCTCTTTGTACATCCTCTATAGTTTTTTCACTATAATATTTTTCTATCTCTTCTTTCACCTTGTCTGCGTGATAATGCTTAGGCACATCAATTCCTAGATCATCACTAATTATGCGTCTTGTAAAGAAATTTAAATCTTTCATTTATATCACCTCATATTCTATTATACACTAATTAAATAAAAAATGTTGTAATTTGCAATAAATTGTCAGTATAAATAAAATATGATGGTTATATATGTGAATTTTCACTACAACAAAACCCACCTAAGTGATTAGGTGGGTAATGCTGAATTTTTATACAAGAGGAATAGTAGAAGTGAAAATCATTCTTGCAATCTTATCTATCTCTTTATCGGTTTTCCATAATATCATTATAGCACTTTCTATAGTGGCTTTTAATGGCTATTTAATACTTTGCTAAACTCTTTCAAGGCTTTCCCATGTATTCTATATACCCATCTCAAATCATAATTCATACAATCAGCTACCTGCTCCCATGTTTTATGATTTAGGTAATACTCTGTCAGAACTGTTTTATATCGTTCATCAGTCAGCCTATGTATAAGGGTTCTGGCTTGTTTCTTTAGTTCTACAAGCTGGTCAATTTCTTCATTGATTTTCTCTTGTAATAAAACAATCTTATCAATAATCTTTGTAAAGTCACCACCACTTCCGGAACTCTGTACCCTTTCACTTTGGCTCTGTGGACTTACTTGTAATGACTTTAGCTTTAGGTGATACAGTTCATCACTCTTAGTATTAATGCTTATATCAGCAAATCTGACACGATTAAGGTACTCTTTAGCGTTCATTGTTTCACATCCTTTAGTTTCTGCATTTCATACTTTAGGTCTGCACAATCTCGTATCATCCTAGAATTCCAACTAATCAAAATATGAAATGCCACTTCTTGTGGACTTGTTTCTCTGTCAATTACTTCAACACCATCTCTCAAGGCATCAAGAAATGTATAATACTCAGTTTCAGAAATATCTCCGTAACCAAAAGCCTCTGCCAATTCATCTTCTGATGCATATTCCAGCACCTTCTTTTTGCGTTCCTCACGATTAGCTTTAATTCTTGTGATAGTTTTCTGTAATGCTCTGATTGCAGTATCAAGCTTTTTGATAACTATTTCTCGACCCTTAATTTCAACCTTTAAATCTTCACTTGTCATATAGCAATCTCCCCACTTTCAATCTTAGCTCTATACTGACCGTAGCTTAACCTTGTACCGTTTTCTTCGTTGTACTTATGTAAGTTATACAAAGTACGGTTAAGGTTATGTTCTCTTGACTGCTTTGACTCTGCTTTCTGTTTATCTGATTTATGAGTAATGGTATCTTCACTTTTACATTCATCACACTTTTTAACTCTTGGATTAAATGTAACAAATTTCTTCCCACACATTTTACAATTCTTAAAATACTGATTTACCATATCACTTTACTATTCCTTTCTCTTTTAGGTATTTTATTGTTACTTCTTCAAATTCAAATCTTTGTGAATCACTCAAAGGAACTCTAGGTACTATGCCTAACTTTGCTTTGTATCTCAAATAAATTTTTCTGATAAGTGGATGATTTACATTCAGCTTATAGCCATACGGGTTGTTGTTATTGAACATTGGTACAAATTCTGTTTCATCACTTCTCATTGCTACCTACCAATTTCCACACAACGCATCTGTTAGTGTCTGTATCAAACCACTCACAGTGCCTAACACATTCTTTTTGAGTTAAAGGACACTTTCTAACAACTTTGATTTTTTGTTGTCCACTATCAAGCATACACTTGCTGAACTTACACTCTCTTCCTCTTCTGACCATACAAGGAAGTTCAAGATGTTTGCATTCCATAACTTTCACCTTTCTTCATCAAACATGGAGTAGTTCTCTAATTCGTCAATGTCATATGAGGTTGATGAACTGTACTGAGGATTGTTTTTTCTCTCAATCTGTTCCCACTTGTCAGCTAATGACTTCCAGTCTGTTATCTCTTTGCCCTTGTACTTCCAATCATAGGCGTTGTAGTGGTCAAAGAATTTTTTATAGTCAAAACTGTATTTTTGTGATTTGCAATACAGTTCAATTTCTTTCAATGTTGGTTTTGTTTGTTTTTCTTCATTCTCACTATAACTTAACAAACAAACGTTATGTTTATTCTGTATTGTTTTATCTGTATTGTATTGGTACTCATTTTTGAGTACCTTTGTGCCCAAATTTGAGTACCCCCCGTACTCATTTTTGGGTACCCTATCTGCCCAATTTTGAGTACCCTCTACTCGTTTTTGAATACCCCCTACCCATTTTTGGGTATCCTCAATTTTGGGTACCCTCTCCCCATTTTTGAGTACCCATTTTTCGTAGTTTTTATTAATTCCAAACATCTTTGCTGAGGCATCAGCACCCCTTGAAATTAACACATTATACTCCACTAAAGACTTTAAACATCTTCTAACAGTCTTTAGTGGAATGCCTGTACCGTCTGATATGTAAGTGGCAGAGAGCTTCTTTATTTTTTTGTTATAACCATAAGTCTGATACAAAATAAAATGAACTATCCTTAATTCAGAGCCGTTTAAATTAACCTTAAATAAGGCTTGATACAGTTCATTTGCTATTCTTATGTAACCGTCTTCAAGTTTAGGATTTGCCATTACTCTCACCTAATATTTCAATTATTCTATGTCCTGTATCTTGCTTATTACAGAACACAAATTCAGTATCAAATGTATTGCTGATAATAGATAACTTCTTATATAGTTGTTCACCGGAAAGTGCCAAAGGACTTTTTTCAAGTCTTGGATTGACCCATTCTCTAACATCTTCCAGTTTGCCTATATTTTCTCCATGTTCCACTAAAAACACTATATGTATTCCATACTCTTTTGCTCTCTTTAGCTCTGCTATAAAGCGTTTATGGTCTTGGCACACATTGTTACACACTTCTAATAAATTCTGCTTACGGTCAACTACAAGAAAAGGATTGTCCATTCTCATATAGTCACCTATAAATAACTTTGAACGGAAGTATTTAACATTTTCTTTATCAAATGTGGAAACAATTTGTTTTATAGCTTTTGACTTATCTCTGGTATCAATTTGTATAGTCATAAAATCACCTCTAAAAAGGCAGATCATCATCAACCGGTAAATTTTCTTCAATACTTGGTATTTGTGTATTTGTAGCAGTAGTATTATTTTTACTTTTGCCCTGTGGGAACTCTGTATTTTCTACTATCACTTCATAAGCCACTCGATTATTACCGTTATTATCTACCCATTTTCTTGTTTCTAATCTGCCTTTTATAAAAATGCCATCACCTTTATTAAAATACTTACTAATAAAGGTTGCTGTTTTTCTCCACGCAATACAAGGAATAAAATCAGCAGTTACCTCATCATTACTCTTTGCATATGCTCTGTTTACTGCTATTGTAAAAGGTAGCACATCAACCCCGGAATTAGTTGCTTTTAATTCCGGGGCTTTAGTCAATCTACCTGCTAAAACTATATTATTCAAATTCCAGTTCCTCCAAACTTATTGGCTTTTTAAGCACCTTGGTTTCCTTGCAATAATTACAATGCTCACATCTTTCAGGTTCAAAAATACCTTTCTTAATACCGTCATAGAATTGCACTTTATCCTTAAAATTCTTCAATTCAATATCAAGGTAGCTTTGTGGCACCTCAATTACTGCAAGGTCAGGTACTTCTTCTTTGGTTACTGCTGCAATAAAGAATGGTAACTGTTTGCCTGTATTCTGCCTTACAATTTCTTGATATACTGCACCTTGCAAGTCATATCTCCATGCCTCAATCCAATTAAGTCTTCCTCTCTCCTCTACATAGATTGGTTTAAAGTCTTTCATACACTTTAAATCAACAATCATACTGTCAGGGTGGTAACTGTCAATCTTGATTTTAACCGGTACACCCTCAATTTCACCGGTCATAATAATCTGTTTGCCACCACTCATAAACTTCATAAACAATTCATCTTGTTCTACTCTGTTTATAATTTCATTAGCTTTACGATATTCAGATCTAAGGTCACCCTTTTTAGTGAATATCTCTGGGTTCTTTGCCTTAAAAATATCAAGTGTACCTTCAAAATGTGCATCAACATAAGAACCTACAAGAAGAGAAGTTGTCTGTTCTCTCTGATAATTGCCTGTAACCTCCGCAAGAGCAGAGGCTTGGCATTCTTCAAAAGATTTAAACTGTGATACACCCATATATTTCATCTGATTTTCAATACTGAAATAGTTTTCATTATTAAGCATTTTCCTTAATCTCCTTTGCTTTATTTGTAGCACAATCGGCACATAGTGCTTGTCCGTACTTTTTCTTAGTATAAATTGCAGTTTGTTGTGCAGTCATACTACCTGCCGGATGAATTTCCTTTCCACAGATTTCACATTTAGGTAGTTGTTCATTAATCTGTGGAGCTTTATCTCTTATGCGTATTCCACCCACTCTTTCTCTACCAAACATAATAGATGGGTCAGGATAAACGGCTATTCTTGTACCTTGCCAATCTTCTACATAAGGACTACCGGCAATCTTCTGAATAGCTTTCATATTAGTTTTGTTGAGAATCATTGGTTTAATATTCTCTACAAAATGACAAATAGTACACTCTTCTTTTCTTCCACCCGGACCTGTTACAACTTCATTACTAACAGTCTTGATTGTACCTACAATATCCTTATTATCACTAAAGGAATAAACTCCCAAATAGTTAGGGTTAGTTAATGCTTTCCAATGTGTTTTACTCACTTCTATCACTCCTTATAGTTCAGTTACTAATAATTCACTGTCATTAGTTGTCCTTGTAGCAATAAACTGCAATCCCTTATCCTTACACTTTTCATATAGCTTTTTACGGCTAATATCATCCAGTTTCTCTGCACCGTCAATAAGAATGATTTGAAGACCACTAGGGTTATGTATTGCAATGTCAACACATAATTCAAGTAATTCACCGTCGGAACGGTTGGAGATTGGCAATCCATTAATAAGTGGAATACCATCCTTAACTGTAAGTCCCTCAACCGGAAGTGTTGCAGTTTCAAGAATTTCTCCGGGAAGTTCCCTAGCTAACTCAATTTTCTCAGTATAAGCCTCTGAAACCTCTTTTAATTCAGCAATTTCAGACTGCATGGAAGTCATACGGAAATACTCATTAAGGTGTTTCATCATCTTTTCAGCCTCATTGATTTCATTTTGTAAATCATCAACAGGTGTAATAGGTAACGAAATAAACTGTTCTGCAACACCAATATCTGAGTCAAGTTTTGCCTTTGCAACATCATAGTTAGAATTAGCAATTTTAACCTTATCTTGTAGCTTATCGTCAATGGTTAATAGCTTATCTTCACAAGCCTTAATCTCTGCTTTTAGTCTTGCTATTGTGGAATTAAGGTTGTCCTTCTCATTTGCAATGACCTTTTCTGCTCCTGAAATTTCCATTTCTCTTGTAGCCTCAATACCACGCAACTTGTTATCATAACTATCCTTAAAGGCTCTTGCTCTTTCAATCTTGTTGTTTCTATCCCTAATTTTCATTAGTTCTTCATACTTTGATGACAGGTCATAATTCTTCCATTTTTCAGCTTGGTAATCAAATGGAATGTCCTTAGCAATATCCTCAACAAAGGCTTTCTTATTGCGAATTTCTCGGTTAATATCTTGCCTACTCTGAAAGTACACACCATTCTCTGATTGAATATCATTAAGAATTTGGAGAATATTCTGTTCATAGTCAACACCTTGTGGAATTTCTCCAAACTGTTCCTTAATCCAATTCATATCCCATTTAAAGTCTATTAAATCAAGGATAGCTCTGTTCTGTTCTTGCTTTGTCATCTGAGTAAACTCTACAGGATTAAGTTGTAGAGGTGTGATAATGGACTTTAGGAAAGTTTCGGGATTTGTTATTCTGTTACCATTTTCGTTAATGTTAATGGAATCAGCCTTGTTGGTTCTAGCCTTTCTGTCAATAGTTAAACCACTGTCTGTTTCAACAATGATTTCACCTTCATTCTCACCTTCTTTGATAATCCAATCACGATTGGAACGGTTGGTAAGACAATACCTAATGGCATCCAAAACAGATGTCTTACCTGCACCCTTTTGTCCTGTAATTTCAATGCTATTGCCATTAATCTGTTGTTCTGAGATACCAAACAGAGATTTTATTGTAATCTTGGAAGTTTTCATTTTTACTATTCCTTTCACTTATACACTTGACATTTTAGAAATTTTTCTCTAAAATGAAATTAGTTTACTTTAATATGTTCCGTAAGGAACACCTTTCTACCACTAAGGAATTGCCGTTTCTTAGTGGCTTTTATTTTTGGCATTAATTATATAATGATAAAAAAGATTTAATATAACCAGTCCACCCCCTAAAAGGTCACACAAATATTAAGAACTGCAGCTGCAATCCAATATGTTGCCATTTTGAAATCTTTACCTACTCCATAGACTATTGCAGCACCTACATCTAAGATAATCAACAATAGTGGAAAAATGTACTTTGTGTTCATACTTCTTGCCTTTCTTATTTACAATAGGCTTCTAACTCAGATGTAATCTCATCAAGAAAATAAACATACACCGACTTAGTAAACTGTTCTTCAAACTCATCAACAGTTTCGTCAATAACTATTGCAAATTTATAACCTTGAAAATGTGAGAAAAGCCAATTGTGAATATCCTCTAATTTGACATTTTTGCCCTTAAAAATAATAGGGTATCTGCCAAATCTGTCTGTAGCATCTTGTATAACTTTCATACTTCTTCACCCTCAACAATGTGTTCAACTTCTTCCGGTTTTGTGCCTAGTGCCTCTTCAAAGCACTTTGTTTGGAAATCATCCTTAGTTAGGCACAGGTTCTCCCTACTGTATGCCACCTTAAAATCGTCCATAATATAAGACAATATGCGAGGCAAAACATAGACCATACCAAAGTAGAGAAACGGGAGAAGTAAGAAACCACCATACTTTGACAGTAAATTGATATGTAGCACTAAGGAAACAATGATTGTAACCACTATTGATACTGCCAGTCCTACTGCTTTAATCTTTTCTTTCATTTTTCCTTTCCTCCATAATGTTTAGATGGTCAAATGACTCACCATCTAATCTTCTCAAAAGTCTTGCTATCTGATTTTGGTTTTCTCTAATCATTTCTAGCAAGTGCCTTTGTTCGTTCATCACTTCGTTCCAGCTATTCTGTAGCCACTTGGTATTATCTGTGTATGCCTTGTTCAGACAACCTATAACACCTAGGACTAGAAGTACAAATGCCAGTATAATAACTGCAATAGTGAAACTTCCCACTTTTTTCACTTCCTTTCTTTTGCCTAATTCAGTAGTGCTGAATCAGGATGGTTATTCACATAGTCAGTCATACCCTGACTTATTCTTGAACATATGCCACTTATGTAGCGTTGTTCTTGTTCTTTGGTCAGATGATTGGTCTTGTTGCCGTTGTGGTCCTTTTCTGCCCACAACACTTGCTTGCCACCATCATTAACCCATACCCTATAAGATAACTCTTTTGCCATTTCATCACCTCACTAAAAGTTATGTTGTGCCTTGATTGTCCTATTCTTTTAATTTTTTCACATTTTCAATAAAACTTTTCAAAATTCTTGTAATTTTCATCAAAAAGTTATAAAATGTAAGAGAAATGTTTAAAAGGAAGGAAGATATTATGTCAAAAAATGATATTCCTAATATTGACCCTGTTTCTAATATTCTTAATACTGAACAAGCTAAAAATCTTACTAATCCACCTTGCAAGTCTTTTGGTACTGCTTTAGGAGACCTATGCGATTTATGTTTTGGTGGTCTTCATGAAAAAGCTGAAAAAAGTAGGCTTATCCGTAAAAAGAATCTTGAAGAATTTAAAAAGACCCTAGCCGATAGTGTTGATAATATTCCTGAAGAAAATCAAATAGAACCTAAAGAATCTATCATCTTGCCGGCACTTGATACTTCAAAGTATTACCTTGATGAAAGAGAAATCAGAAACATGTTTGAAAAATTAATTGTGAATTCAATGGATAATCGTATGGCCACTAAAGTTCATCCTTCATTTGCAGAAATTATCAAACAAATGTCACCATTAGATGCTCAAAATCTCAAACTTTTTCAAACTAAAATTCAATATCCTATTCTACAATTAAAAATTGTTGATGATAAAAATCGCAGTAAATTGATTACTTCATACCTATTTATTAGTAATCCAAACTGTGATGATATAGATTTACAAAATGTTTCAATATCATCTCTTAGTAGATTAGGTTTAATAGAAACTATATATAGTGGGCATTTATCAAATGATGATTACTATAAACCATTTTTTGAAACACAATATTACAAATGCTTAAAAGAAGAATTTGATAAAATTAATCACTGCAAAGGAGAAAATAATAAGTTAGCATTCAATAAAGGATATGCACAAATCACTCCACTAGGAGAATCCTTTATTGATGTTTGTCTTTCTCCTTTGCCCAACGAATCAAATCCATAATATTATTTTCATAACTTGTCAAAAAGTCGTCTATTATCTTAAAGAAATGGACGGCTATTATTTTTGCAGTTATAAAACTTGCAATCAGTACAATAACTAATACAAGTAATATTATCCCGACTAGTTCCAAATTCTCACCTACTTTCATAAGTCCCAATTATGGGACAGTTGATTTGGTATAATTACTTGTGGGTAATTATAAAGTTGATAACAATGTTTCTTTTAGGAAACCATATCAGCAAAAAAAATTGACATAATTTCATCTTGATTTAATTCAAGAACCTTTGAAATTAAGGCAATTTCTGACTGTTTGAAGTCGGTATGCCCATTGATTCGAGAATACATAGTCTTTTTATCCATATTAATAAGCTTTGCCAACTGAGGAACAGATAAATTCTTTCTAGCAATTTCTGCTTTCAAGTTTGCTATGTTCATTGTGTCACACTCCTTTCTGTTTCCTTTAGGATACTTTTATTATAGCAAAATAAATTGCCTTGTCAACCCCTAAAGGAAACTTTTTTATTAATTTTTGAAAAAATAGTTGCTTTTTTGAAACTTCTATTATATAATCAAATTGTCAGATGACATATTTAAATATGGTAAAGGTAAATGACTATGGAAATAAGTAAATTAATAAGTGATAGAAGAAAAGAACTAGGACTTACTCTTGAAGAAGTTGGCAAAATCGTTGGAGTAAGTAAAAGTACAGTTAAAAAATGGGAAGATGGTTACATCTCCAATATGAAAAGAGATAAGATTGCTTTATTAGCTAAAGCATTAAAGCTAAATCCTGTTGTCTTAATCACTGGTGATGACACTACTGACGATACTACTTCACAAACTACAATAGACACCAGCAGTATTCAATATGCTGCATATCAAGAGTTAGAGGGTGAATCTGATGAAGTAGTTAAGGATGTTATCAATTTTATTAAGTTTAGAAAGTCACAGGAAAAGAATAACGAATAAAGGGATAATATGACACTTACCGAGGTATATAGAGAAATAGACAGAAATGGTATTGATGTGTACTACTTTCCTATGGAAAGCAATGCTAAAGGAATAGCCTTGCCGGATGGAAGTATTGCTATTGATACAGATAAAATCGAAAACGATATAGAAGAAAAAGAAGTTGCATATCACGAATGTGCACACATTAAAACAGGTAGTTTCTATAATTTACATTCCCCTTTCGACATTAAGGAAAAGCAAGAAAAAAGAGCTTGGAAAGAAACTATTATAACACTTGTACCACTTGATGAATTTACTGAGGCTATAAACAGTGGTATTACACAGTGTTGGGAACTTGCAGAACTGTTTGAAGTATCTGAGGGCCTTATGCAAAAAGCTATGGAAATGTACTACAATGTAGTTAATAATATAGAATAAAAAAACCTCAACTACCGTTTTGGTACTTGAGGCTATAAGGAGTGAGATAAATGGGTTTATTTGATACATTTAAAGGTAATCAGTATAAGAAAGAAGTAGAAATGCTACAAGCTAAAATTCAGGAACTTACTAGCACTTTTACTCCAGAAATGCGTCAGGCAGAAAACATACAAAATCTAATAAACAATTTACAAAATGAAGTTAATAACTTAAATAATGTTATAGCACAGAAAAACAGTGAAATTGCAAATCTAAACAATGTTGTCTTTGGCTTAAACAATGAGATACAAGATAAAAAGTCACAGATAATTAATCTTGATGAGGAGTCCATAATGCAAGATTTTGGACTTTATCAACCTATATATGATTTTGCTAATTCTGAAATGTATAAAGAAAGACTTACTTCAATTAGGCAAGAGCAAAAGGACATCATCAAAAATAACTGTGCAGTTACCGGAAATAAAAATTGGACTGTCAATGGTAGTAAAGCACAAGGTAATAAAATGGTAAAAGATATGCAAAAACTTTTGCTTAGAGCATTTAATAGTGAATGCGATGAGTTAATTAACAAGGTAAAATACAATACCTTTGATTCATCATTAAAAAGAATGCAGAAGTCTTGTGAGGCAATTTCCAAACTTGGTACTATAATGAGTGTTGCTATTACCTCACAATATTTCAATGCTAAGTATGAAGAACTTTGTCTTGCACTTGAATATAGAATGAAAAAGCAAGAAGAAAAAGAAGAACAAAAGGAAATTCGTGCTAGACTTCGTGAAGAGGCAAAACTCCAAAAAGAAATTGAAGAGGCTAGAAAGAAAGTTCTTAAAGAAAAGAGTCATTATGCAAACGCTTTAGAAAAATTAGAAACACAAATCGCTAAAGCTGATGGAAATGAAAAGGCTGAACTACTTAACAAAAAGGCTGAAATTGAAAGCCAACTTTCTGAAATTCAGAAATCTATTGAAAATATTGATTACAGAGAGGCTAATGCAAGAGCCGGTTATGTGTATGTAATATCAAACATTGGTGCTTTTGGCGAGAATGTTTATAAAATCGGTATGACTAGAAGACTTGAACCACAAGACAGAGTTGACGAACTTGGTGATGCCTCAGTACCATTCAAGTTTGATGTTCATGCAATGATTTTTTCTGATGATGCCCCTGCACTTGAGAATGCACTACATAAAGCTTTTGAAAACCGTAAAGTTAATATGGTTAATCCACGAAGAGAATTCTTCAATGTTACTCTTGATGAAATAGAAGAAGTAGTTAAGCAGAATTTTGACAAAACTGTTGAGTTCACTCGCTTTGCACCAGCTGAACAGTATAGAGAGTCTTTGAAGATTAAAGAATGCTTACAACAAAAATAGTTCTATAAAATTAAGGGAGTAGCAAAATGCGACTCCCTAACAAGAGAAAAAGCACTACCTTGATGGGAACAAGATAGTGCTTATATGAAAGTAAAGAGTGGTTGTTTCACTTTCAGTATGATTATAATATATTTTGGCATATTATGTCAATACTAGGAGTGAAAAAAATGGCAACAAAAACAATTAAAAAAACCGTATATTTTTACAAAACAATTCCAGACTATTCTCTTTTTTCAAATAAGATAGATGATCCATCTATGCTTCAAAGCATGTTTAGAAAATGCTTTCCACAATTAGGAGAATATCGTTCTAAAGATATGAAAATTGGAATTGAAATTATTTCATCTGATGAAAATCACTTATTTGGAAGATTTCTTAAAGAGGACGAACCAAAAGATGAATTTTTAAAATTAAAAGTAATAAACAATGATAACAAAGAAGATCTTAATCAAAATGTTATTTTTGAATACTTTTCTTTCTTTTACATTGATATTAACAAGTGCATCACCTCAATTATTTCAAGCATACATTCTGGAAAATTTACTAAAATGATTAATCAATTTTTGCTTCAAGAAAATTTTCACATTGGATTTATTCCTTATTCCATAACTTCTTTAGATGACGCATTAAAAAAATTTAAAAAAGTTAAAGGCATAGAATATGTATGTAATCCATCAACATCAAAAGAAACATTTAGAAGTTTGAACCAATATCAAGAAACAGAATCGGCTGAGGCTGATAAAGTGACAATATCAGTCAAATTTAAACATACAGGACCTCAATTCATCAATGACTTGAATAAGATTGAAAGTGAAAAGGGAAAATATTTAAAATACAAAATATCTGGTGAATCAGATGATGGTACAGAACAATTTTTTGATATTTTATCAAAAACATTTTACAGAAGTGCACCTATTGAAATTCAAGGTAACCCAGAAGAAAATATTAATTTTATAAAAAGAAAGTTTCAACAAGAAATTGAATTGTTGTATAAAGAAATAAATTCATGATTTCTGTTTTGTTATTAAGTGATATATATAGTACATAGAAACTAGTACTTCTAAACAACCAGCTATAAAGCAATATATTCCTATTATATTTAAAATTTCTAAATTACATATCCAAGATATAATAGGTACCATAAAAAATATAGTTCCAAACAAAATATTTTTTACGAATATTTTGTGATGTTCATGTTTTATAAACCACATTTTAAATTTACTGTCTAGAGGTAAAGAAAGATATATTGTTGCAGCTGTTAATAAAAATCCTATAAAAGTACCGGAAATGCCAGCCAAATTACTCATATTTGAGCTTTGTGATATAAAAGTTTCAAATAATTTAAAGTTTGACAAGCAGTCAATAATTATTATCACAACTATCGGGAACAAAACAGATAAATATATATACTTAAATATTATTATATTTAGTAAATGTAAAATTTTGTTTTTCATATTATCACCCTATATTAATTATATTACATATGATTAATAATTACTATGCAATTCTTATTTTTATCACAGAAGGAGGAATTTTAATGTCTTTTTCTTACAACCTTAGAGCATATAGGCTAAAAAACAAACTAACTCAAGTTGAGTTAGGAAGTATGTTGCATTTAAGCAGAAGTGCAATATCAAATTACGAACAAGGGAAAATGGAACCATCCATAGACACTATTATCAACATTTCAGAGATTTTCAAGGTATCTACTGATGAACTACTAAAGAGTTAAAGGTGATAAAATGAACAATTATATTTTAATAGCCGGAGTTAATGGTACAGGCAAATCAAGTTTAAGAGGTGTGCTAGAAGGTCAGAATGTTCTTCTAGGTCACATTATTGATGCAGATGTTATTGCAAAGGAAAACAACTTTGACAACATTAAGGCAGGTAAAAAAGCAATAGAAGAAATTGACTACTGCCTAGACAATAATATTTCTTTCACACAAGAAACTACTCTTGCCGGTCATAGAACTGTACGAACCATTAAACAAGCTAGAAAGCAAGGCTACTATGTTACAATGTACTATGTTGGTCTTAATTCAATGGAAGAAAGCATAAATCGTATTGCTAACAGAGTTAGAAAGGGTGGTCACAACATTCCTTCTGATGATGTTAAACGAAGATTTGACAAAAGAATTAAGTCACTTGGCTCCGTACTTCCACTTTGTGATGAAGTTATCTTTTATGATAACGAAAACGGCTTTGTAAAAGTAGCCGAAATCAAAAATAATAAATTCCAATATTCCAACGGTTATAAACCACAATGGATTGTGGACTATAAAGAGGCTTTAAAATTATAATTTAATGATTTATTTATTGATTTTTTTGTACTCGTATGTTAATATTTTATTGTTTCGAGGTTTAAAATGCTATATTTTTACATTCGAAAGAATATTTATACTAGTCTTGCGTACAATAAATACATATTTTTGATAGGGTGATTATTATGTATGAATCTTTATATAAACTTTTCTACATTGATAAAGATTTATATGAACAAGTATATAACGAAAGAATTAAGTCAAAAAATACTTTTTTCCTAGATTTTGAAATCAAAGGCAACAAACTTTTTTATTTAGAGGACCCTGAGCTACTAAAAAAAATTATTTCAATCGAAGTAATGGATAAAAAAATACAAGAACTTGTGCAATTTCTTCCAAAACTTTCTATAAATCAATTCAGTAGAAGATGTTTAATAGATGAAATCATAATGTCTAATAAAATAGAACGAGTTTATAGTACAAGGCGTGAAATTGATGATATTATCAGCGAAATTAATACTAATTCAAATAAAAGATTTAAAGGACTTGTAAATAAATATATTCTTCTTTTTGATAAAGAAAATATCAAAATAGAAGAACCAAAGGACATAAGAGAAATATATAATGAATTGGCTTTACCGGAAATCATTGAAGATGATCCTGAAAATGCTCCTGATGGTGTTCTTTTTAGAAAAGAAAGTGTTAGTGTGCAGTCTGAAACTGGAAAAATAATTCATAACGGTTTAGCACCTGAAAGCAAAATAATTGAAGCATTGCAAAAAGCCATCAACCTTTTACAAAACGATGACATTCTACCTTTGATAAGGATAGGAATTTTTCATTATCTATTTGGATATATACATCCTTTTTATGATGGAAATGGTAGAACCTCAAGGTTTATAAGTAGTTATTTACTAACAAAATGTCTGCAACCTATAATTGGTTTTAGAATATCATATACAATTAAAGAAAATCTAAAAAGTTACTATGAGGCTTTTAAAATTTGTAATGATCCTAGAAACAAAGGTGACATAACACCTTTTCTATTTATGTTTGTAGATATAGTTGAAGAGTCCATGACACAACTATATAATGCTTTGAATAATCGTAAAAATTTATTAATCTATTATAGTGATGCAATACCATATTTCTATAAAGGATTAGATAAGAAATATGACAATATTTATTATCAATTAGTACAGGCAACACTTTTTTCAGAAAATGGTATCACAATAAAAGAATTAATGGTTACAAATGAATTAAGTAAATCTACAATAATTAGTAGGTTAAATGAAATAAAAAAATCTGAAATATTAATTGAGAAAAAAATAGGAAAATCAAATTATTATAATTTAGATTTAGAGAAGGTTGACCAAATAATAGAAAGTAACAAATAAAAAAAATCGCCCTCTAGTGCTGGAACACTAGAGAGCGACACCATTACACAGGGTGCAATGATACATCAAAATGCAAGTAATATTGTATCATACCCTTGTAAATTTTTCAATATAATTTACAAGGGATTTTTGCACCCTTTTTTAGATAAGAGAGGAGCAAAATAAATGGATGATTTAAAAATCGCAGCTGCTTACATCAGAGTTAGCACAGATGATCAGACAGAGCTTTCACCGGATAGCCAAATTAAAGTTGTTAGAGAATTTGCAAAACAAAAAGGCTACTTGATACCTAAAGAATATATTTTTCGTGATGACGGTATCTCCGGTAGAAAGGCAAGCAAGCGACCTGAGTTTAACCATATGATAGCAGTAGCTAAACAAACCCCTTCCCCATTCTCTGCAATTATGGTGTGGAAGTTTAGCCGATTTGCGAGAAATCAGGAGGAGGCTATATTCTATAAGGGTATGTTGAAAAAGCGTGGTATTGATGTTATCAGCACATCAGAACCTATCATAGATGGTCCTTTTGGTAGTCTGATAGAGAGAATTATTGAATGGTTTGATGAATACTACTCTATCAACCTATCCACAGAAGTTAAACGAGGAATGACGGAAAAGGTTAGCAGAGGTGGTGCAGTATCTATACCGGCATTTGGATATGATATTGTTGATAAGAAGTATCAAGTCAACCCTATCAATGCTCCTATTGTTCAAAGAATTTTCATCAAGTACCTTAATGGTGTTGGATGCAGAGCAATAGCCAATGAACTGAATGACCTAGGCATTAAGACAACTAGAGGTAATAACTGGGAAAACAGAACCATTGAATACATTTTGCGTAATCCGGTTTACATAGGCAAAATTCGTTGGAACCCTAAGCGAAGAACCAGGAGAAATTATGATGATAAAGATATAATGATTGTTGATGGTATTCATCAGACTATTATAGATACTGACCTATTTGATAAGGTCCAGAAGAAGTTAGACGAAAACAAAGCAAAATACAGACCCTACATTACTGACAGACAAAATGGTAAGGAATATATGCTTAAAGGTCTTGTTAAGTGTTCTAACTGTGGTGCTACAATGTCAATGTCTTGCAATGGTTTGCAGTGCATAAAATACACTCATGGCACTTGTAAGGTATCACACTACATTCAGCTTAATAAACTAAATGAAGTTGTTATTAATGCTATTGATGATACTTTAAAGAGTGGTGACTTTCAGCTAAAGCCAAAAGAACAACCACACGAAGAACCACAAGAACTGAACATTGATTTTATGATAGAAAAAGAAAATACAAAGTTAAGAAGAATTAAAGAGGCCTATGAGGAAGGTGTTTATAACCTTGCTGAATTTAAGCAGAGGAAAGAGTTAATTGAAAGCAAGATACATTCATTACAAAAGCAAAATAAACCACCAGAGCCTAAGTCAGACCACCTTTTAGCGAAGAAAAAACTAATGAGCAGAAGAAAAGAAATTATCTCTACTCTTAAAAGTAAGTCAACTCCTGAAGTGGAAAAAAACGCATTGCTATGCACTTTTATTGATAAAATCATCTTCAATCGTTCCCTATCTTCCGTTGAGTTATTTTTCTGTTTTTGAATTATAACTTTTGGGATATGGGGGACCTGATGGTGAGCTCGGTGCATCACTTAGATATTTAAGTCAGAGGTACACAATGCCGTTCCCTGAACTTCAAGCAACACTTACCGACATAGGTACAGAAGAACTTGGTCACCTTGAAATGATAGGCACTATTGTTTATCAGCTAACTAAAGACTTAACAGAAGACCAATTAAAAGATGCTGGATTTGATGCTTATTTTGTTGACCATACAACCGGTGTTTATCCTTGTGACGCAAATGGTACACCATATACAACAGCGTCAATGCAAGTAAAAGGTGACGCAATAACCGACTTGCATGAAGATATGGCAGCAGAGCAAAAGGCTAGGTCAACATATGACAACATACTAAGATTTTGTGATGATCCGGATGTTATTGACCCGATTAGGTTCTTACGAGAAAGAGAGGTTGTACACTATCAGCGATTTGGTGAAAACCTACGAATACTAACTGACCGACTTGACTGTAAAAACTTCTATGCCTTTAACCCTGAATTTGACAAAAACTGTTTAAAGAAAAACAGAAAATGATTATATATACAAATAACCCCTCACAGTTGTGAGGGGCTTTGTATTTCATAATCTAATTGAATACTTTATTTACTGAGATTGTTCTTCTTTTAGACTTTTTATTTATTGGTTTACGTAAACCAAAATATTCAAGTACAACACTAAAGCGAACTGACAACAATGTTATTCTATTAAAGACACACAAAATAGAACTATTATCAGTTTTACTTTAGTTTGCACATTTATTTGTTGTTTACTTGGTTAACTAAGTTTTAATCAGCGATAATTAAAATCTTAAATTATTCACCATAGTAAGCCTTTAGATACATTTCCTTAATTTCTGAGATTAATGGGTATCTTGGGTTAGCACCTGTACACTGGTCATCGAATGCATCTTCACACATACTGTCTAGTGTTTCTAGGAACTTATCTTCTTCAACGCCGTAATCCTTGATTGTCTTCTTAATGCCAACTCTTTCCTTTAGCTCGTCAATCATCTTGATTAGGTTTTCTACCTTTTCTTCATCATTCTTACCCTTTACGCCTAGGTATTCACCGAATTCAGCATATCTTCTCATTGTGTGTGGGTAAGCATACTGGCTGAATGTACCCATCTTTCTTGGACATTCTGCAGCATTGAATCTGATTACTAGGTCGATTAGTAGAGCATTTGCAATACCGTGTGGTAGGTGATGGTAAGCACCTAGCTTATGAGCCATTGAGTGACATACACCTAGGAATGCATTTGCGAATGCCATACCTGCCATTGTAGCTGCGTTAGCCATCTTTTCTCTTGCTACAGGTTCGTTAGGACCGTTATCGTAACATGTTGGTAGGTATTCAAAGATTGTCTTAGCAGCCTTTAGAGCTAGACCATCTGAATAATCTGTTGCCATAATTGATGCATAAGCTTCCAGAGCATGTGTTAGTGCGTCAACACCTGATGCAGCTGTTAGACCCTTAGGAGCTGTCATATGCATATCTGTATCAACAATAGCCATCTTTGGTAGTAGCTGATAGTCAGCTAGTGGGTACTTAATACCACTCTTTTCATCTGTGATAACTGCGAATGGAGTTACTTCTGAACCTGTACCTGCTGATGTTGGTACTGCGATGAAGTAAGCCTTCTTGCCCATTTCAGGGAATGTGTAAACTCTCTTACGGATGTCGATATATCTCATAGCCATATCCATAAAGTCTACTTCAGGATGTTCATACATTACCCACATAATCTTACCGGCATCCATTGCTGAACCACCACCGATTGCGATAATACAATCAGGTTCGAATGCTGTCATCTGCTTTGCACCTTCCTTAGCACAAGCAAGTGTTGGGTCCGGAGCAACATCAAAGAATGTTGTATGAACAATGCCCATTTCGTCTAGCTTATCTGTTACAATCTTTGTGTAACCATTCTTGTATAGGAACTGGTCTGTTACGATGAATACTCTCTTCTTACCCATAACATCTTTTAGTTCCTGTAGTGCTACTGGTAGGCAGCCTTTCTTCATATATACCTTTTCAGGTGCTCTGAACCAAAGCATATTTTCCCTTCTCTCTGCTACTGTCTTAATGTTAATTAAGTGCTTAACGCCAACGTTTTCTGATAC